CCTACATACAGAGCTGAATCGCAGCATCTCCTTCATGTCAGAAAATCCAGGCCCTTAACGGTACCTGGAAAAACAAAACACTCCAGAGAGCTTTTGGGTTCTTTGGCCTGCATGGTTCGAGTCAACTTAAGACTCCTGATCATGTCCATCATCTTTTGGATAACGGATCCGTCGGTGACCGGGAGACTACCTAAGGTAGAATCCACGTAAGGCTCGGTTATAGCCTCCTCCATGACCAGTTCCTTCTTCTTTTTCATCCAATAGGCAGACGCAAGGCAAGATAGGACTTGCTCCTCACCGCCCTTCCTCTTCTTCACCAGCTGACGCCACGACTTCCCAGATTCCACTACCAGAATCTTGGTCTTTTTTCTCTTTTGTCGTATGCGTTTCTCAAGTGCAAGCCTCTTTGCAGACTCCCGCACCCGATCAACCTCCTGGTGAATAATCGCAATCTCCTCCTCACGGTCAAGGTCGTACCCTTCAGGTCTAGGGACGACTGGGAGGACATTGGCCACAGGGTCACGATGGGATGTCGGCGAAGAAAAGAGTGCCTTCCGGATCTTACGATCCTTCCGACAAGCATTTCGATAGCGGCCGGGTATATTTCAAGAAACTTTTCCTCCTGGGTAGCCAGGAATCGGCAGTTCGCCCGCACCGCTTGCCTAAATCCGCTGATACTCGTGGTCGCTTCGTAGGCAACCCTAAGCACGTCTTGAGTATCAGGTTTCATATACATCGCGTTGGCGTTTGTCTTTTTCATCAATTGACATTGGGAGTTCGAGAATGAGAATAATGTTGAATTAATCTCGGCGAGTACGGACGAACACATACTCTTCTCTTTGTTTACAACGAGGCCAACCTCTCCACCATTCCGGACAATGGCATCATACAGGCTGCGCGAACCACGTTTGGGCTCCCTAGTCAAAAGATCATCGCCGTTGATGAGACAGCGATGTCGTACCCATTCGTCAAATGTTATGGTACCATCCTCCAGGAGATCTGTAAGGGCCATGTCTACCACGGTCTTATTGATCATGCAGAGCAGTGGGAAACTCATCACACTTCCCATAGGCTGCCCCCTGACGAACTTAGAAGGGTAAGCACCGATCCCTCGGCGCTCCTCGAGCCATGTCGTCCCCTCGCAGGGATAATCGACCCTCGCTAGGTCAATCTGGCACAAAGCCGACAGGCACCTCTTCTGGTCCTCATCCAGGTCTCCTGCAGAGTCGACAAGAATCTCAACGGCTGCGCGAGTATACTCGTTTTTTATCGAGTCGGTCGCCCCGACATAGTCGAAGCTCAGATACTCACCGTCTCCATTCAAGCCAGCTACTCGGCTCGGCGTAGGATCACCGACCAGTAGCCATCCCCTTCGCCTTAACTTCTCATAGAGTGAACTGTGAAGCGGTGTCAGAACACGCGTGTTACCGCTAGAATAGCACGTGACTACTCGGGGTTTCCCCCCACTGAACACTAAAGTTGCTCGACACTGGTCATCAATTGGTTCCTCATTCCAATTTCCTCCCTCATGTCGCTTGCTACTCAAAGTTGCG